TATCCATGGCATTAAACAAATATCTAATCCATCAATATTAATATCAGTAGGATTTTTATATGATATAATATTTTTATATCCAGACAATAATAAATCTACACTATTACAATCATTAGTATTTTTAAAATAATCATTGTGATTGCCAACTAATGAATGTAATGTAATATTATTATTTTCTAACTTGTCGTAGAACATTTCTTTTGCAGACTGTAAAGAAAAATAATTAATATATTTTCTTCTATCAAATGAGTCGCCTAAGTCTATTACTGTATCTATATTATATGATTTTATTGTAGGAAAAAATATATTGTCATAAAATTTTTTATAATAATTAATAAACTTTACATTATCATTTCTTACACCAAAATGTTGGTCAGTTATTAGCGCTATCTTCATTTACTAAAACTCCACTGTCTTTAATTAATCTAACTCGTCTTTGTTCTTTTTTTTCTGCTTCTTTATCTTCATAATTTTTAATAAAGTCTGTCATGTATTCATTTTTCAAATCAACATAAGCAGGTTTTACCGCTTCGTCCATATGTTCAGATTGTGAGACTATTGTATTAAGTATCATACTATTTTCTACAAACTTATGTCTAACATACATTTGTTTCTTTTCTTTTTGTATTCGTCTAAGAAATGCAAAATATATTATTTGTGTAAAATATGCAAACGGGTTTGATGATTTATCTGGGTTAAAATTATTTAAATAATTAATACAATTTTCGAGACCATCTGAAATCATTTCTTCTCTAAAGGTATAATTAATAAAATTAGGCTTCCTAGATAATCTATTTGCTATTTGATGTAGACACACTCCGACATATTCAGGTACCCTAGGAGCAGGCTTCTCAGCTTTCTCCGCTTCTAATCTTTTATTTCGATGTTCAACAAGAACAGCAAATAATTTTTTATTATCTACATAATGTGCCATTTTATTTCCTAATTTAATTTATTCTTATCTATTTTTAATAATTCAAAGAATGCTTCGAGATCATTTTTATCTGGAGATGCACTTTTTTGTTTATTATTATTATTATAACCTTTTTCTTGATTAGTGTCAACATAAATATCCGCATCATCAAATTCTTTATTTACAACAGTGTTATATTGATCTATTATAGTATCATGTATGTTAGTATAACTATTGATAATAAATTTAGGATTTATAGTTACTGTATCGCCTTTTTTTATTTTACCAAATGCTTGCCAAGGACCAACTAAAGCATAGACAATTCTTTGACCATTATTGTTCAGTATATATAACCACGGGTCTTCTATGACAAGTAAATCGCCAGTATATGCTGGATTTTTAGCAATAATGTTCTCCCCATTGCTTAATTTTAAACAAATATATTTTTCATTTAACATTGTTATACCTTTATTTTTATTGTATAAATTTTATATTCAAACTTCTCTTCATTATAGGTTTTAATTCGTTCTGCGAAGTGTTGTATAGTATAATTGTGTTTACTCTTATGTGTTAAATCATCTGCTATATCATAAAGGGTTGCAGATGATTTTGAATCGCTTTTACGTAAACCTCTACCGATTGATTGTAGATTTCGTATTCTTGATTTAGTTGGGCTAGCAAAAACAATATTATGAAGATTCTTAATATTTATACCTGTCGAAAAGGTGCCATATGATGCAACTATTATCGCATCAGATTCTTCCTCAACTAATGCCCTTATGTCTTCTCTAATATTGGCTTTTATATCACCAGAGACATAATGTAATTGTCTTTGAAATAATGCTTTATCTATTTCATCTTTAATATCTTTAAAAAGTATTTTACCATGTTTATCTACAAATTGAAATAGTAAAAGTGTATTACCTTTTAATGACATCACAAGATTTTTAATAAATGTATTTCTTGCATTAAGCCTAACAATATAATCCATTTCTTCTGCATAAGTTGATTTGGATAATAACTTTCTTATCTCAGTAGGATATTGTAATACTAAAGCTTTAATTTTAAAGTCAGCTAAATGCCCTTGACCAATTAATTCAGATGATGTAGTAACTTTTTTTACTGCACCAAATAATCCTTCTAATACAAGTTTATGAGTTTGAGTGCCATCTAGTGTTCCCGTAAATCCAAATCTATATTTACAATTTTCTAACTTTGTCATTATAGCTGTTAATGATTTTGATTTGAATAAATGAGCTTCATCGCCAACAACTACATCGAAATCTCTAAACCATGCTTTAGGTTGTTTAAATATTGATTGCCATGTTGTTATAACAATAGGTGTATTAATACTTTCTTTCCATTCTTTAGATTCTGTTCCTGTAATTACTGTGCATTCACCTTCATAACCATATTCTTTAAAATCAGTTTTCATTTGATATACTAAGGATGTTGTGGGAACTATAATTAGTTTAATACCATCATAATATTGTGTTAACAGATATATTATTAATGATTTACCGGATGCTGTGGGTGATAGTAATAATGATCTATTAAATCTAATAGCATGCATAAAAGCTTTTATTTGATAATCTCTTGGCATATATTTTAAATTTAATGATTGTATAAAGGTGCTAGCATCACTTTCTGAGAAGGTATTGCCACCCAACATATCATCAAGTTCTACCGCATAATCTCTTTCTTTAGCAAATGTATATATGTAATACTGTAGACCTGCGTATATTAATTGTGTGGCTGGGTTATATAATCTTATTTTTCCATCCCACATTTTATTACGGACTGATGGTATAAATTGTGCACCGGGAATTGTAAATGTAAAATATTCACTTAATTCATATCCAAGACTTGGTTCTACGTCTAACTTAATAAAAACTTCATTATAATAATTTATTTTAATATCTATCATATACCTACTTTAAATTTTTCCCAATCAATTGCAGACTTAATATTAAATCCTCTATTAACAAGAGACTTAATAACATTCTCTAAAAAATCTACTTTCTCTTTAGCTAAAGCAGTTTTCATATTGTGTTCTATTATTTGATTGTCAGAATCAATATATAGTGAGAGATCTTGTTTTATTATTTTAAGTGGATTAGGTTCCCATCCAAGTTCATTCAATTCAGTATGATCCATATGGCCTTGAAAATAATCCCATTTTTGTTTATATAATCTTTTATAATCTATTTCTAATTTTCTTAATTTTAATCTTTCATAAGAAAACATTTTATAATATTTAGAATGTAGCTGTGGTATTTTTAATGATTCTTCACCTAACTCAGTTCTATCGATGTTAGAATCATTTGACCAAGCTTCCATTATCTCTTCCATTGTCATAGAGGCTCCATTACGAAATTATACTTTTTAATTTATAATAACATATTATGAGGTAAATGTCACGTTATTTTTTTGATTTCGAAAAGATTATATCTAAAAGATGCGGTTGCTTCAACATATGGAATATCTTGTGCTCTATTGTCAAATTGCAAGTCTCCTATACTGACTGGATATAATTGAGAGAATACAGCTGCTATATTTGAATTATTATGGCTAGTCATAATTGTTAAAGTACCATCTGCATATATTCCTTCTCCGGTACCATCTGCAGATTTTTGAATAGCTTTATATTGATCAAAGTTTTCAGGATATCCTACAGCAACTATCCAATTATATAACTCAAGATAATTTGTCATATCTTCGTCAACCATAAAGGTTATCATCAACTCTCCGAATGTTATATGGTCACCTGGAATTGGTATTTTAAGAAATGGTGTATCTTGTCCTTGTGTTTCTCCTAATGACACACTAGGCAAATTAACAGATTGACACATAAATGAAGTATATGGCAATTTTTTAATATCCAATCTATATTTTAAACTGGAAAGAAAATTTTTATTTGGTGGTGAGGAGGTTAACACACTCATTATTGCAATTCCTTTATTTTATTATACAATTTTAAAGCATTCTCTTCATTTATACACTTTATCGAAATACTTGAAATACTTTCATGTGAGAAATTCTTTACTAATTGTAATTCTAAATTAGATTTATATTTTTCTAGATAATTATTACAATTCTCATTATTTGTGAATGTTAAACCCCCATGTATTTTTATATCGGGCGATGGTTTATTTGTATAAATTACTAGTGCTAATAAAAACCATTTCATATTATAATTTCCTTGTATTTTTATACATATATTTATGCATAAAAAAAGGTGGCCAAAGCCACCCTTATTTATTCTGTAATCAGAAATTACATGATATTTGATACCATAACTCTTCTGTAATATACGTTAGAGTCTTTAGTCAATGCACCATTACCGGCAGAGGCACCATCAGCAAAAGGATTAGCTACAACACCATAACGTGTTTTAAAGCCTATCTTAGGTTGAAATGTGTTCTCTCCAACTGCACGAACCATTTGCAATGGAACGTATGGGCAATAGAATAAACCAGCATCAAATGCACTAGAACCTTTATATCCTAATGTATAATAGTTACCTGTTGTATACGGATCAATGTATACTCTATATCTACCATTAAGAACTCCAGCAAATGTATTTCCTGTGTCATCTATGTCTAAGTTGTTGCTATTTAAAGCAGGTGTGTAATCTAAAACACCAGCCATTTGTAATGCAGAAGCTACATCAGAAGAACAAATTAATACGTTTCCTTTGCCTCTTCTTGTATCTTTAGCAATCTGGTTAGCATCTCTTTCAATATTGAACATTAGTCCTTTGAATTTTTCAACTGACCATCTACCATTTGAATCAGTATCAAGATCAAAAGTACCAGCAGTTGTTGTATCTGTCTGTGCACCCTGCTTAGCAGTAATGTTGATAGTTCTAATGATTTCTCTATTGATTTCAGCTAAGATTTCTGTAGAAAGAATATTTGATAATTCTGTCTCAGCATCTAAACCATGGATAG